CTAACCCACCCATAGACGCTTCACCAAACAAGCCAGCACCTTTAAGCTGTCCTTGCTGTTGTAGCTGTGGGAACATTTGAGAGGCTTGTTGTGCGTTAAGTAGTTGAGCCTGAGGCACATAAGATCCAGCCATAAACTGTTGACCTAGTTGTGCTTGTTGCATTTGCTCTGCTTGAGCCTGCTGTAAAGCCATGAGTGCAGCTTGATTCTGTGCCTCTGTTTGAGCCTTAGATAACGCTAGTTGCTCTGGTGTACCACCAAACATATTAGTGCCTACACCTAAGCGTCCCTGGTTAGCTAGACGCTCTTCTAGTATTAACTGCTGACGTTGCTCCTCTGGTGACTGAACAGCACGTATACGGTTATACACGTCCTGCTCACGGTCTGCTGTAGGCATCATGGCGTTACCGTAGAACATACCAGCACCACTCATTAACTGCTGTTGCTGTGCTTGTTCTTGAGGTGATAGGCCCATTGTTACTTGGCCTGTTACAGGGTCGTAACCGTAGTTGGCACCTGTAGTAGACGTAACCGTAAAAGGCTGGAACTTTGTTTGTTCTAAACCTAAATTAGCTATGTCTTGAGACCCTGTGTAAGCCCTTTCACCAACATCACCAAGCCTGTCGTATGCTTCTTTTAGGGATAAAAGACCACCACCGCCTAGTAATAAATTTTGAACAAGTGGGTTTTGAGCGGCAGTTCCAACGGTGCTACCAAAACTGCTAGCTAACCCGCCTACTGTGTTAGCAATGTTTCCAATCCCCTGTAAGCCTTGGTTTACACTTGTTAATAATCCTTGAAGACTCATAATGTTTTTCCTATCAATGCAAGTACGTTAATTTCCTGTAGTGAAAGTTGGTTGCCGTTAATGTTTGCTTCTAAACCAATGGTAATAACAGAGCCATTACCAGTGCCGTTAACAGACCTACGGCTCACAAGGACACCACCTGTGTACTTAGCAACACCGTATTCACTTATACCGTAAAAAGCAGGTTGTTGTTCACCAACAGTAAACTCTTGTGTTTTATAAAAGCTCTCAAAGTCGTAAGCCCACTTAATAAATACAGTAGCTTCGTTAGCACCCACTAAAGTTGGTGTTAGTTTCTTTAGGATCTTTAACTTTGAGGAATCACCAAACGTTAAAGCAGGGCTGTAGTACCTAAATAAGTATTCGTTACCTTCATCTAGGTACCCTGAGTACGTCCCTATGCCGTTACCAGTGCCGATTAACAGAGAGCCATCCCTCTTAGAGTTATGGGCGTAAAACTCCGTAGACGTCCAACGAGTAACCCTGTAGCCACCTTCCTCTAGTAAACCCCTAACGTCAAAGCAATAGGTTGTCTTTAGATCAGGGAAGGTAATTAAGTAAAAAGCATCTTCAGGACTATAGACAGATGATGTAGGTTCAGTCCGTGTTGTAAGTAACTCCAATAGATCTGTTTTAATATTTTTACTTAGATCCGTTATAGGTAGTGACTTCTCTTGTATTGTCCTACCAAAGCTACGTAGGCCTGATTCAGACATGAATAAAACATCAGTGCCTATGTGCTGAACAGAGTTACGACAGACACAACCAACGCCTGCTATGGTGTCTGCAAGAGACATATTCGCAGGTGAATCAGCGTTTTGATAAACAAGGATGCTGTGCTTGCCAAAGATAATTAAGAAGTTGTTGTGACTAGCTAAAGCCCTAACCTCATCAAAGCCATCAGGCCATGCCTTCTCTACGTTAATGTAACCACTAGAACCACCACTAAAGTCAACACCGTTAAGAAGGTCAGACCAGTAGATAGTGTTAGCATCTGTTGCGTTATCAACAACCCACAACCTACCAAAGGCAGACAGGGCTTCGTGTCCGTACTGAGCAGACGTTACAGACGCATTGGCTACAGAGGACATCTTAGTAACAGCACCTAAAGAGTCGTTATAGACTAAAGGTTCATACCCCCTCTGAAAGAAGTAACACGAGTTGTTAAAGTTAACGATCTTCCAGTTGTTACTCGTTATGGTGTAAGAGCCAGGAGTCTCATCGACTAACGTAGTAGTGCCTGAGAGTATCTTATTGTTACCTGTAGAAAAGATAATCTCGTTATCTGCACTATCATAGAACTCATGCACCTTGTGTACTCGATCAGTGCCTAACTCTGTCTTATCCGTAGTTAACAGAGATACACCTTTACGAGCAGCAATACGCCCCCTCTTATCAATAACAGCGTTATCTGCTACCTCAGCAAAAGAGGGGTCTTGCGCTAAAGGGGAATCCTCAGTGTTGATACCCTTAAACGCAGGAGCTACTAAATTAATACTCTGTAGTGTCTGAGCCATTACGGTGTATACCAGATAGTTTCTTCAGGACTCTTGCCTGCATCCATAGAGATAGCATCAGACAGGTATCTATCAGCAATAGAAAAGTATTCTGCTGTTGATGTTCCACCAGTCTCACCACGCTCCCTAGATAACAAAGCAATAGCTAAGTGCATAACAGGCTGATAGGGAATAGCAAGCTCATCTAAATCATTTACTAGGTAGTCGTTGTTTAACACCATCCTAAAGCGAATATCGTAAGCACCATCAGGAATAGGATATAGTAAGACTTGTGCGTTATCACTAGCGTCTACACTATCAAACGTATAGTACTGAGGTGATCCACTAACACGCTCTGTAATGTACAGCTTTTCCTCAAACCAAACTTTAGGTCGATACTCTAGGAATACATTAGATGTATCGTTAACTACACTAAGTGTTTCAGCTCTAGTCGATGTATTAGATAGTGAGTAAGTGTAGTCATCAGCATTTGTTGTTACTGTCTCTACTGAGCGTAGCTGAGACCAATCCCAAGCATTCTCTACTAGCTTCTTGGCGTCGTTAACAAAGTCTCCAACCATCTTACTGTAAGACGTTAGTTGTACTGTAGAGACCTCTTCTTCACGCATACGTCTTAGCACATTGTTTACTAAATCTAAGTACGTCATATCATGTTCCCAAATAAACTGTTGCCTATAATTTTGTTAAGTTCTTGAACGTAATCTTTTTGTTGTGTTTGAATGATAGGTTGTACTTGCATGGGTTGATAGCTAATGCCTGAGTAAAAAGGATCAAACTTAGCAGAAGCTACCCTCTGTCTCCTAGCTAAGTCCTCTTGTTGCTGCCCTAAACCAGCTAGTCCTTGCCCTAGTCCTTCAGCTAGACCACCTAAGCCTGCACCAATAGCGCCAAATCCACTTAACATATTAGACTCAAGACCACCAAGGTCTTCACCTAAGCCTGTTATTTGACCACCTAGAGACTCCTCAGTTGCTGCTAGGTCTTCGTAAAACTGATCCTGTGCCTCACCTATCTTTTGATAGAGGCTGTCCTGAGAGGCCTGTATTTGCTCCTGAGTTACCTCCCCTAGATTGGTTAGGTCATCACGGATGCCTACCTGTTCTTCTAACAGAGACGCCTCTACTTCACTGAGGTTTTGCAAGAATTCAGTACCTAGACCTGTTATAGCGTCTAGTGCTTCAGCCCTGTTTTCGTCTATACGACCAGAAAGTTCTTCAAAGCCTACTTCTGTAGCTAAACCTAGATTTTCTAAGGCTTCAGCTTGAGATAGCTGACCCTCCTGAAGAGCCTCAATGTTGACGTTAGTGTTTTGGAATAACTCATCTACTGTTTCGCCAAACGCATCAAAGCGTTCTTGTGTTGCAGTGTCTAGGTTTTGAATTAAACCACCAGCTTCAACAATAGCTTCTTGTAACGCTGTACGTTCTTCTGAAGCAGCATCAAAATCTGCTTTAGTTGCCTCAGCTAAATCTAAAATGCTTTGATCTGTAGCGTCTAAGGCAGCGTTAAAACCTTCAATATCTGTTCCGTACTGAGTCCTAAAGTCCTCTAACGAAACCCCTAGCTCACCTAAACTTGTAGCGTTATCGGCAGATAAAACACCGTTAGCGGCTACGTCAGCAGCTATGGCTGTTAGCTCTTCGTCTATAGTGTCAAAGCGTGTACCGCTAGACTCAGCCAAAGCCGCAATAGAAGCGTCTGTATTAGCTATAGCTTCGTTAAGACCTGTAACACTAGTTCCTAGTTCTTCACTAAGGCCTTCCAAAGAAGTGCCTAGCTCACCTAAGCGTGTAGCATTATCAGCAGATACTTGACCAGTTGCTGCTATCTCTTGGGCAATAGCTGCTCTTTCTTCAGCCGCTGATTGGAAGCCTGACTCAACATCAGCCTGCGCTGCTAAACCTGCGTTACTAATAATGTCTGAGACATCTTCTTCAGAAAGCCCTTGAGGAAACTCTATTCCTGCTATAGCTGCTTCTATGTCAGCCTGAGTTGCACTCTCGGGAAACTGTATTCCTGCTATGGCAGCTTCTATGTCAGCCTGAGTTGCACTTTCAGGGAACTGAATGTTTGCTATGGCGTTACGAATGAGGTTGCTAACTTGATCTTCAGTAACAGTTTCTTGTTGTGGAATGTTACTAATAGCGTTGTTAACAATATTGGTTACTTGGTCTTGAGTTAACGTATCTGCCTGAGGAATAGCCTGAATAGCACTGTTAACAATGTCATTAACTTGTTGTTCCGTTAAAGGCGTAGGTGAGTTAGCAACAATACCGTTAACAATAGATGTGACTTCCTCTGCTGTAACAGCGTTAAGGTCACTTATTTCCTGCCTAATAGGATTTAAGTAGTCGTTAAACAAACCAGCAATAACACTAGGATCTCCTGGCTCCCCTTGTGGGCCTTGGACACCTTGTGGGCCTTGTGGCCCTACTACTGTTTCTACAATAGGCTCAGGAGGCTGCTGAGGTGTTTCTACAGCTTCTTCTATAGGTTCATCTATTGTGCTTTCAGGAATAGTTGTAGCAAATATATCGTCAGGTATTCCTTCACCAAAAGAAGGCAAAACAGAAGTACCTTCTCCTGTTCCACCAAGACCACCGCCAGAAGGCTCTGAAGTAACTAAATTGTTTATTACTGGAGTAGCTGTCTCAATAGCATTTATAGCCCAATCAGGTATATCTACAGTTGTTTCAATTACGTTTATTCCGTAGCCTTCTAGTAAACCACCAGAGACAGCCGAAGGATCAATACCTTGAGACACGGCTTGTTCTATGCTTAAAGTAGAACCATCCGGAGTTACTATTTCGTACTCTGTACCCGTTAAGCTATCTAAGGCCCCACCTATTTCTTCTAACGCACCAGAGTTTTTTAACTGATTCCACGCCTCAGTACCTAAGCCAGCTAAAGCGGCTGACTCTAAAGCAGCTGAAGGGTCTATGCTGCCTGTTAACATTAACTGCTGTGCGCTACTAATGATTCCAGCAGAAGCCGCAGAAGCCGCTGTAGCGCCTAAAGTTGGAGCTAAAGCTGATGATAAAGCAGGGCCAAAGGCAAGCCCCATGCCGGCAACAAGAGCAACTTTAGCGTAGTC